GGAGGGTCACAAGCCCTCCCCTTTTTTAAGGAATCATTATGCCTAATACGCAAGCAATTGGGGTCGCATATTCCGACCCAGAATTTACGACTTGTTACGCAAGTCAGGAACTTGGGTACGCAGCGGGCGCTCAAGGTACAGTTACGCAAGCAACCAGCAAGTCTACTGCCGTTACGCTAAATAAGTCTGCTGGCCGCATCACAATGAACGGCGCAGAACTAGCGGCTAACACCGCTGTTTCGTTTACGATGAACAACTCGCTGATTTCTGCTAACGATACAATCATTGTGAACGTGTCTGGCGGCGCTACGGCAGGGGCATACACAACCTACATTTCCAGCATGGCCGCTGGGTCTGCGGTTGTTACGTTGCGTAATTTGACTGGCGGCGCTCTTTCTGAGGCTGTTATTATCAACTTCGCAACTATCCACTGCTTGACTTAACAGGCGGGGCTTCGGCCCCTCCTTCTGAGGTTTACGATGGCAACATATTCGGCTGGCGATCAGATCAACCGCGCCCTGCGTTTGCTTGGTGTACTGGCAGAAGGTGAAACAACTTCGGCCTCGGTGTCTCAAGATTCATTGATGGCAATGAATCAAATGATTGACAGTTGGAACACTGAGCGGTTGTCGGTGTTCAGCACGCAAGATCAGGTCTTTAACTGGCCCCCAGATTTAATTACTCGGACGCTTGGCCCTACGGGTGATTTTGTAGGTAGCCGCCCAATTTTAGTAGATGACGCGACGTATTTCCGCGATGCAACTACAAACGTCAGCTACGGCATCAAGTTAATCAATCAGCAGCAGTACGACGGCATTGCGGTCAAAACGGTAACGTCTACCTATCCGCAAGTCATGTTTGTGAACATGACCTACCCCAACATTACGATGACAATCTACCCCAAACCCACGCGGGTTTTGGAATGGCATATTGTCAGCGTTGATAAATTGTCCGAACCCGCAACGCTGGCGACTACGCTTGCTTTCCCGCCGGGGTATTTGAGGGCGTTCACTTACAACTTAGCGATGGAAATTGCACCTGAGTTTGGCGTTGAACCGTCAGAGCAGGTCAAGCGAATCGCTATGACTAGCAAGCGTAATCTGAAGCGCATCAACAATCCTGACGATGTGATGTCGATGCCTTACGCAATTGTTGCAACGCGCCAGCGGTTCAACATCTACGCCGGTAACTACTAATGAAGACGCCGATTCTGGGATCGGCGTATGTTGCTCGGAGCATCAACGCTGCCGACAACCGCATGGTCAATCTTTTCCCTGAGATTGTTCCCGAAGGCGGCAAAGAACCTGCGTTCTTAAACCGCGCTCCCGGCCTGTCGCTGCTCGCCACCGTTGGTACTGGTCCCATTCGGGGACTTTGGACGTTTAACGGTGTTGGATACGTTGTCAGCGGGTTGCAACTTTACAAGATCACTAACAACTACGTTTCTACGTTGTTGGGTACTGTATCCGGCACGGGGCCGGTCAGTATGGCTGACAACGGTACGCAATTGTTTGTTGCTTGTAACGGCCCAAGCTACATCTACAACTCGCTAACCAACGTCTTTGTTCAGATTACTGACGAAGATTTTCCAGGCGCGGTGGCTGTTGGTTATCTGGACGGGTACTTTGTATTTATTGAACCCAACAGCCAGAAAGTCTGGGTGACTGCTCTGTTGGAAGGCACTTCAATTGACCCGTTAGAATTTGATAGTGCTCAAGGATCACCTGATGGCCTGGTCAGTATGATCGTTGACCACCGCGAAGTCTGGCTTTTTGGAACCAACTCGGTCGAAGTTTGGTATGACGCGGGTGCTCTTGACTTTCCGCTGCAACGAATCCAAGGCGCGTATAACGAGATTGGTTGTGCTGCAACATTCTCAGTAGCCAAGCTAGACAACGGTTTGTTCTGGTTGGGGGCAGACGCTCGCGGGCAGGGTATTGTCTACCGCGCCAACGGCTACACCGGCCAGCGGATCAGCACCCACGCAATTGAGTACGCCATCGCTCAGTACGGCAATATCAGCGACGCGATTGGCTACACATATCAACAAGAAGGTCATGCTTTTTATGTACTGACATTTCCATCGGCCAACGCTACTTGGGTGTACGACGTATCTACACAGGCGTGGCATGAACGGGCGGCGTTCTCTAACGGTCTGTTCTTGCGGCATCGCAGCAATTGCCAGATGGCGTTTAACAGCGAGATTGTTGTTGGCGACTTTGAGAACGGCAACTTGTATGCGTTTGACCTAGACGTTTACGCTGACAACGGTGGCCCTCAAAAGTGGCTGCGCTCTTGGCGGGCGTTGCCTACGGGGCAGAATAACCTAAACCGTACAGCACACCATAGCCTACAATTGGATTGCGAGTCTGGCGTTGGTATCAACAACAGCGCCGGTACAGACCCAACTTTCCTACTTACTGAATCCGGTTTGTTCATCACAACCGAAAGCGGTGACTATCTAGTCAGCGTTGCTGAAGGCGAGCCGACAATTGGCTCTGACCCGCAAGTCATGCTACGTTGGTCTGATAATGGCGGCCACACTTGGTCTAACGAGCATTGGTCGCCGTTAGGCAAGATCGGCGTTTACCAGCATCGCGTGTTCTGGCGGCGACTCGGTATGACGCTCAAACTGCGTGATCGAGTTTACGAGTTGTCCGGCACAGATCCGGTCAAAATTGCCATTATGGGGGCTGAACTGCACTTGAGCGGGACAAACGCTTAATGCCAGTCATCAATAACATCACGCAGATCCCTGCGCCTCGGGTCGACTTCATTGACCCGCGCACGGGGTTGATGTCGCGTGAATGGTATCGGTTCTTCCTAAACCTGTTTACGTTGACCGGATCTGGCGCAAACGCAACCTCGATTGAAGACTTTAATTACGACCCGATTGGCTCGCAGGTAAGCGAGCTTTACAGCATGGTCAACACGTTGGAACTTGGTCCCGTAGGTCAGCCAGCATTTGATAGTGGCGTTACCCAGGTCAACACAGGCACGGGTTTGACCGGCGGTCCAATTGTTACGACCGGCACTATCAGCATTGACAACACCGTTGTCACGCTTACGGGTACGCAAACGCTGACTAACAAGACTATTACGGGTCTTAACAGCGCATCAACCGTCAAAGATAGCGCCGGTAATCTGTACGGATTTGGCTTTCGGACCATGCCCCAGTCGGATAACACTAGCGGCACGCTGGTCTTGTCAGATTCAGCCAAACACCTCTACATAACTAGCAACGTCACCGTACCGCCTAATAGCAGCGTAGCGTTTGAGATTGGCACGGTTATTAGCGTGGTGAGTAACGCCACGGCAATAGTCATCCAAGCAGGGGCGGGCGTCACGCTCAAGCTTGCTAACTCCACATCTACCGGCAACAGATCAGTCGCGTCTAACGGAGTCGCTACTATGATCAAGGTGGCGACTGATACTTGGTACGTCTTCGGTCTGGGTGTGTCATGAGTGGCTTTTTGGGGATGTTCACTTTTGGTGGCCCTCCCCCTCCCGTTGTCCCGTCAATCTATATTGCGTATGGTGGTCCTACGCTTGGTCAAAGGATTTCTGTCTACAACTGGAATTCAACAACTGGGTTTGGGTCAATTTTTACGGCCCCAACGGTTTCCAATCCGGTCAACCAGATTTCTTTTGTCACAGACAACTCAAACATTTCGGCGTCCTGTACTACGTCGCCGTTTTTCCTTGTTTGGGCGTGGTCTGGCTCTGGGTTTGGAACGCAATACTCTAACGCCGGTAGCCCTCTAAGCCCGTCTGCGTTTGGTCCAGCAGGGTTTACCTGGACAAAAAATGTTGACGCAATCTTAACGTCAAACGCGCTGAACCCTTCTTTTCCGCAAGCATGGGCGTGGAGTCAAGCGAGCGGGTTTGGGTCTAAGTATTCAAACGGACCAGCGTTAAATTCTGCTGGCTTCTCAACTGGCGTTACGCTAAACGGCGACAGCACCCAGGTTGCGTTTAGCCAAGGCGCAACTCCGGTTATCTCGTTGTTCCCGTGGTCATCGGTAACGGGGTTTGGCACTAAGTACGCAAACCCAGCGTCGCTGCCACCGTTTGGCAACAACTCAGAAAGCATATCGTTCAACCCAGTAACGAATGACGTTGCGATTGGCAGCACCGCGACTCCGTTCATTGCGGCGTACCCCGTAACATCGTCTGGGTTTGGAACCAAATATTCCAACCCTTCAAGCCCTGTAGCGGGACCAGCGTTTGGGATTAGGTTTTCACCTGCGGGGACTGAACTTGCAGTTGGAAATAACTCTACTCCCAACTCGTTAAAAGTGTACCAATGGTCTTCTGGCTTTGGTTCTTTGTACTCAAGCCCGTCAATACTGCAAGTTGTACAATCTGTGGACTGGTCTAGTACAGGGACGGAAATTGCTGCGGCGATACCTTCAACGCCGCCCTATACTAGAGCGTACCCGTGGACATCTGCCGGTGGGTTTGGGTCAGCGTATGCCAGCCCTAGCACTCTTTTAGGCGTCGCAAATTCTGTAGCTTTTTCTGACAAATCAAGATGATTACTGACAACGAAAAACTAGCCTCGGCAGTCATGAACGCCTACCACCGCGAGATGGAAATCTATGCGTATCAGGTGAACATTGACAACTATTCTGCTATGCTACTCGCACTTCCATCGGATGATTGGCCGCAGGATTGGGTAGCGTTCAAGGGCGTGAAAGTCGAGGATCTGCCGCACTCGTTGTCTGATGACGACGTTCAGGCGATCAGCGATTATCAGTACCGTGACCGTCTACGGTCGTTGGTGAGGACTGAAAAAGCAGAGCAAAGTAAATCTATCAGGATTAGGGACGTTCTCAAGGCTCAAGTCGGCGGCGACTACGACGCGCTGGTTTTGGCTTACAAGGCAGCGCAACCATGACTGTAACCGTAAAAGTCTTGATTCCGGCAAAGCTGGCTGAACCTAGCCAGACAACCCAGTACACCGCCAACGGTGTGACCGCGCTTGTGGACAAGTTTACCGCGACCAACTTCAGCGCCGCAGCGGCTACGATCAGCGTCAACTTGGTAACGGCAGCAGACTCGGCTGGCAATCAGAACTTAATCGTCAAGACCAAGACGCTACAACCGTCAGAGACGTATACCTTTCCTGAGATTACTGGCGCTGCGCTTGGCCCTAGCGGCTTTATCAGCACCATCGCGGGGACGGCATCAGCGATCAATATCCGAGCTAACGGACGAGAGATCACTTGAACGATCTTGCCCACGTTATCCCATCGCGGGAGCAGATTGAGCAACTACAGGCCGAAATGGTCAAGATGCCTCAAGCCGATCTGCAAACCGAGCATTACTTTTCAGAGTCTGGAATGTATTGCAGGAAGGTTTTTCGTCCTGCTGGCACGTTGATTGTAGGTAAAGTCCACAAGCACCATCATTTGTTTTTGTGCGCGATGGGTGAAATAATTGCGTGGACCGAAAACGGGATGAAGCGTCTGCAAGCTGGCGATGTTGTTGAATCTAAGCCAGGGACCAAGCGCGTAACGCTGGCCGTGACTGACGCGATTGGCGTTACTGTTCACCGTACAGACAAGACCGATCTTGATGAGATTGAAGCAGAACTTGTTGAACCAGACAACACGGCGTTGTTTGACTCTAGTAATCTATTGAAAATCGCAGGAGAAATGAAAGCCCTGCAAGGAGAACTGCAATGACTTGGGTTGCAACGGCAATTGTAGGAAGTGCGCTTATTGGAGGATACGCTTCAAGTAGGGCGTCAAACACACAAGCGCAAGCCGCCCAACAAGGGATTGACGCTCAAGAACGGATGTTTAATCGTCAGGTTGAGTTGCAAGAACCTTTTCGTAGGGCTGGCGAAGAAGCACTTAACAAGTTGATCCCATTAGCTTCTAACTATAAGACTTTTGGGACAGATCAATTTCAAGCAGATCCTGGGTATGCCTTCCGATTGTCAGAAGGTATGAAATCATTAGACCGTACAGCAGCAGCGCGTGGCGGTTTGTTGTCTGGTTCTACGCTCAAAGGGGCGCAGCGCTACGGTCAAGATCTAGCGTCGCAAGAATATCAGAACGCTTTTAACCGCTATCAGATTGAACGCAACGCCCAACTTAACCCGTTGCAATCTTTGGCCGGTGTCGGGCAGACTGCTACCAACACGTTGACTGGTGCAGCCGGACAAATGGGGCAGAACCTTGCTACTGGTTATGGCAACGTAGCCAACGCCCGCGCTTCTGGATACGTTGGCGCAACTAACGCGCTTACATCTGCGCTTGGAACTGGTTTGAACTATATGCAGAACCAGCAGTTAATTGGTCGGTTGCCGTCAAGCAACTCATTGGGTTACGGTGGTTTACCTTCTTACGGTGGCGCGTATGGAGGCACTCAAGTTACTCCGGGCAATTTTGGCAACGGATATTATTAAGGTCTAATCATGGCAATTGAACCATCTATTGCACTTGGCGTCAGACCGCTGCAACTTGAAAATCCGTTGGCGATGTACAGCACGGTTGCTGGCATCCAGAACGCACAGAACCAAAACGCTCTAGCTCAGTACACTCTTGCCGCAGCGCGACGCGGGGAAGAGACAGAGAACGCGCTTAACAAAGCGTACATGGAGGCATACGATCCGCGAACAGGCCAAATTGATTTGGCTGCGTTGCGTGGAAAAGTTGCAACCGCTGGCGTTGGTTCTAAACTTCCTGCAATTGAGAAGCAACTTGCAGAAGTTGAGAAAGAACAACTTGCTCGCCAAGAACAGTTAGGCAAACTGGTCAATCAGAAATTTGACCAGTCAAGAGGTTTGTTGGCAAACGTCAGAACACCAGAAGAATACATCGCATGGCATGAAGCCAACCACGCCGATCCTGTTTTGGGCAAATATCTGGCAAGTCGAGGTGTAACTGCTGAACAGTCTCGTGCTCAGATTATGTCGGAACTTGCCCAACCAGGGGGATTCCAGCGTTTGGTTACGCGAAGCGCAACTGCGCTAGACAAGATGCCGGCATTGTTTCAACAAGAACGCGAGCAAGCTGTTCTTGGAAGAGGCGCGCCAACCCAACCAATGGCTGCGCCAGCTACTAATGCTCTGGCCCCCACCGCGCCGCAAGCACAACCAGTCGCCAACGCAATGGTTGCGCCTGTACAAACTGCTGCCGTTCCAGCACCGGCTGTTACGGCTATGCCAGCGGTATCTGGGTTGCAAGGTGAACTAAGCGCGGTCAATGACGAAATCGCAAGACTTCAAAGTTCTGGTTCCGCTGGACTTTCCGGTGTTCAAGCAAGAATTAAGGCTCTTGAAGAACAAAAAGGACGGTTGTTCACGGCTATTACCCAAGAAAGAAACGCAGCAACTTCTGAAAGGCAAGCCAAATTGGCTGCTGACCGGTTGGCTTTTGAAAAATCAACTGCCGTAGATTATAGA